ATCTGCATCATAGTGGCTATGCCCTAATATCAAGACTTTCTTACCACTATTCAAGAATCCTTTCTCGTAATCCTTACCAACAAAAGGATAAGCATTTACATGTTTCATACGCTATTTATAATCCGCAAAACGATATGTTCGACAATCGTAAAACGAAGTGATGTATTTTCAAAACGAAACGTATTTTTTCTGTTTCCCCTCCATTATAAAAATAATGTGATTATAATTGCTTTTTAACGGCATTATAATCACATTGTTTTTATCGTTGCGAGCCAGCTGTACAATGTATGAAAATTCTATCTGTTTTTCTCATAAGCTTATAAAATTTAAGAATTACTTCCAAAGAAATTCATACATTTAACCTCGATAAAGAAGCTACCTTCTTTCCTTCACTGGCAAATCAATCCATTTCCTTTTCTCTTTGTCTAATATCGGCATCGTTATGATTTATTAGTATCTATAAATAGTTATATTATAGGTAACATTTCCAACATGTTTTTGACTTCAAAATAAAATGATGTGTCATAAGTCGGTGAAGTTCCTTTATAGGTTGTGATGCTTAAAGATTCAAAGCCCAAGTAACTTGTTGCATAACACCCTGGAGCCGTACAAGTTACTTGTATTGCTAATTCGTCGTTTGCATACATATATTTATTATCAACCCACTCACTTGGATATTTTAATTTCCAAACACCATTACCTGTTTTTTCAAATTTAAATCTTTTGTCTGATGTTCTATTATACATTATATTGGTATCAACAGAATCAAATGCAAATATATTTTCTGACGTACCCATTAATATAATACCTAATTTATTACCATAAACATTACTAGTTCTAAATCGATTATCATTTAATAGATTTATTCGATTCATAACAATCCATCCACCTATTATGTGCTTACCACCATAATTAATGTCTCCAATTCCTAATAATTCAACTATTTGGCTAGGTCCTATATACAAAGTATCTTTCATAAGACCATTTTCAAAAAAACATTGTCCCTTGGGTGCTGTAAATATTGCCGTCGCTGCTGGTGCTCTATCAAGCAAAGAATAAATGTTTGCAATCCTTATCAATCTACCATTTTGACTGCTATCCCACAATAATTCATAATCAGTTTCCAAATTCTTATTATACATGTCATATATAATCACATTATCAGTATAGTTGTTATCCATGTGATTATCATAATCAACAAATGGATTTCTAAGGGAACCAGTTACTTGGACATTTTTAACATTAAGGTTTTCCAACGTTGCATTTTTTGCGTCAATTGTTTGCGCTTGCAATCCTTCAGTTACAATGTTTGTTGCATTGATTAATTGTGCGTTGATTTTCCCATCTGCAAACAGTGCAATGGGTGTTCCTCCTTCTGCCTGAGACACTTTAACCCTATCACCATATATTTCAACGGAATCTTTATTGATATTGATTCCTGCTGCCTTCAATTCAGTCTTTTCAACAATGTCGGTTTTCTTCTCTGTCCATTCTGATACAACAGCACCTTCTTCAATCTTTGGTTTTGTTATTGATACAGTCCAACTTGTTACACCGCTTTGGTCTTGGTTCTTTGGAAATTGCAAGTAGATGGATTCAGGCAATCTTTCTTTGAACTTGAAATGACTCCATACCTTCTGTTGTTTATCAGATAGGTCTTTTACTTCAAGCAACACTCTATAACCATCTGTTTTTCCATCACCGTTTGCTTCATATAATGGGTTATCTTGTTGCTCTCTGCAACAAGTCCAAGGTGTATTTGTAGGCTTGTAATACACATAAACACCCATGTACTTTGCATCACCCTTAACCTCAAAACTTATTGTATAATCAGTATTCAATTTGAAGGCTGTATTGTCTATCTCATAAAAGGTATTATAATCGTCACCCAATGTTGCAGATAACTCATAAGCATCACCAACAAGTTTTTTAGTTCCAACAACTCTTATAACATTACCACCAAGTTCAAAGGTTCTTGAATTATCAATCAAGTTAGCACCGACATAATCATAATCTTTATCTGATAATGTCCAACCGTTGTATTCTGCACCTTCCTCAACCATTGGTCTGCAAATCCAGGCTTGAATCCGTCCGCTACCTACGTTACAACCCTCCCAAAAGTTGAATGCAATATAATCAGTTTTCGCATCTGTTGTGTCAATGACAGTTGTGAATAATTGCCATTCATTATATTTTGGCGAAAAAGCGTTTGGTGAAAGATATGTGGCTTGACCTTTTCTCTCTGCATTTGTTTGATTATCTGTATAGATTGCTTCAAGATAAAAGTTCGCATTAATATCATTGGTCTTATAGTAACATGATATTGTATATTTCTTTCCTTTTTCAATCTTGATACTTCTTCCACCCTGTGAACCATCCCAGTACACACCTACATAATGAAGATTTCCTGCTTCGATATCATCAATGACTTTGATACAGTTTGTACCTTGATACCCACTGTTCATTTCAATTCTCGCATCATTGGAAATAATGAAGTCATTGGTTTGTTTTCTGAAATCACTTCCCACAAGCAGATTGCGCCTTGCTATTGACTTCTCGCTTACCGAGAGTGCGATATTCTTACTATCTATTCTCAGAGATGCTTCTGAAGTTTTCAGATCTTTCTTACTGGCATATTGCTTCAGATCATCTTTATTGGCCTTAGTATTCAGATCATCCTTGCTTGCCTTCTCGTCGATGAGATCCTGCACAGATTTCCCAGAAGACACCTCAAAATCACCAATAAACTTTGACCCCTTTGCATCGAGATAACTCTGCCGATGATTCGACAGATCAAAATCATCGATGCCACGATATTGAGCAAAGCAAGGAGCCGTAAGACCCATATCGAGCGACTTGTATGCCGATATATATATAGCAGACTTTCTATCCTCATCAGTACCCCGATGGCCAAGCATGACAATAGAGTCAGACACCTCCGGCTGTACAGCTCCGACGCATACAGTGTCAGATATCAGGATATAATGATACTTAACTCCATCCTTATCAATAGGCGACAGGCTATCGTTCACCTCCGTAACGAGACTCCAGTAGTATTTATTACTCACTGCATGTCTCTTTCCGATCCTGGCTCTGTTGAACGACATACAGAGTGCCTGGTCGTTCACCTTCCACATATTGTCCCGCTGATGCCCATCTTCATCCTGACAGCGCCAGTAAAGCTTATATCCACCAGATACCTTCTCGACAATATCCACATCAAAGCCATCTGCAGGAGTAATCAAAAGCGCACCACCCATGGCTTTCACCTTGTCAATGATCAGCTGGAAGAAATGGGCAGCACCCGTCACCTCCAGGTTCTTTGTTTTCATCGTGCCAGTATTCGTGATATCGCCATCGTTGAGCACATCGCCGATATTGGTAACATTGCCATTATTCTCAATATCTCCGGTGTTACGAATAATTCCGGAGTGATTGAACTCACCGGATCCGGACATATTCCCCATATATACATCCCCTAAGAAACGGATGATGTTTTCAAAGTTCACCATGCCTTTAACCACCTGAGGATCCTTTGTCGCTTTCAGACACAAATACTGCAGTAATATTTCCGCATCCTCACGAAGGTTGCCCGCCTCGGAGGCGTAGGCTGCATTCTGTGCCGATGCTGCAGTACCGGCATAATTTGCCTGATCTGCAACTTCTGCCCGCTTAGCCTTATCAGCCCTGCCAGCGTGCTCAGCTTCAGATATAACTCCGGATATATACTTAGTCGAGGAAGAAGAACCGCCCGAACCTCCCGTCTTCTTCGGCTTGCTATAAGTTTTAATTTCTATCATATTATAATCCTTTTATAACACTATTAAAATCACTTTAGAACAACTCTCTCATCGTCACCACTGCAGTACCCTCAGTAAGGTTTCTATCTATACCCTGCACATAGAACCGTTTACCGATAACAGGAACACTAAAGATGCTTGCAAAGCTAAGACCCTTCTTTGGCTCGATGACGTTCTGCGTCATCACCACCCTCGGTTCGTGCCATTCCTGCCAGTACGCATCCACATACAACTTCTCCGGCTTATCCGCCAAGTTCTGGTTGCGGTCATAGATGCCGACAAGTGCATTCTTGGTCGCCTCGTTCTGTGGAGATGATAGTTTCACCGCATTATTTACCCCTAACGCCTTGCACTCCTTCGAGGTGAGCGCGGTGGTAAACCGAAACTCCAGGTCATCCTTTCGGTTGACGAAGTTTTCGCCGGTATCACTTTTATATACGATATCCTTTTCGTCACTTACCGCACCTATCTTTCCGTTATCGCTAACCACCTCTACCTTAAACTCCTTGAGCATGATACTATTGATCTCCTGCAGGAGAAGATGGCTATCCTGATACCACTTGGTATGTCGCCAGAAAGATGGATGCCTTCTCGTCACTTCATTCCATTCCGCATTCACGGGGCCGAGTATCTTAAACTGTACGCTACCACTTACATGATCAGACATGCGGATAGGTATCGCAGTACCCTCTGCAGTAATACCCTTTGTGTATGGAGCATTCTTGCGGATCTCGAACTCCGTACCAATAATCTTATCCCTTAATTTCGGATCAATACCGATGGTGAAGCTCTGTGCGTAATACTCGTCATCTGATGCACATTCGCTCCGCTCCTTGTATTTCTTCCATACGAAATCATCCGTATCGCCTTCGCCCTGGCTCGTGCCTCCTACCGCATTCTTATCGCCCTTATTGCATTCTACGACACATTTATCGCCAATAATGAGCATACAGGATACGAGACCAACTCTTTTAATCGTGTCAGTAGCAACACCTACGGCACTATAGTTATATTCATATTCCTGAGGACCAGTGCCCGTATATGGATAGAAGGAATGAGATATGTCGGCTTTATTAGCTTCGTCATAACTATACGAATCCCCGTTCCACTGCTCGGAGTACCAATACTGACGGGTATAATACCTTCCGTCTCCATTATTACGGCTCGGTACGGTATTACCAAAATAAGAATCAGGATGGTAAGATGGAAGATTCCATCTTGTTTCGAGTGATATACGGCTAAAGACATCCGTAACGTTCATCAAAGGATTAAGAACCATTTTACCGCTGATTACGATATAATTAATCGTATCACTATCCACGGGCGAGAAAGTACCTCCACTCTTATTTCCTGTATATTCCGCAACAGGACATGATGCAAGAACATCCTTTTCGTTTGGCGAACCACTTCTACCCATGGTAGAAATAATCAGATAGTTATCCATACTTACCGAGGTAACGAGGGAAGACGTGTTACCGCCATTTTTTCGCTCTATCTTACCGAAAGCACACACGCACGCACCGATACCAGCGGTAAGACCTTTGTTCAGGATATCCTGCTGCTTGGTTCCGTCTGCGGGGTATTTCTCGTACATATCCACACGACTGCCTTTTTCTATTCCATAGAACTTCCAGTTCGTCACAGCCTTGGGCCAGCAGAACCAGTCCACCTGACTTGCATCCTGCCAGTCTGTTCTTCCACCCGTCACCATAGCTTTCATGCTATCGTGTGCGGTTTTCCCTTCACCTTCAGCTATATACTCTGTCATGTATTTCTGGAAGTTTCCTGCAGCAATCAGAGAATCATCATCGAGCGGACTTTCTATCACATCATCCACTTCTGTCACATTATCAGTAAGCAGCAACTCATTGTATGTTTCACCAATACTGATTTTCGTATCACAGTCAGCCACCTCAATATCCTTACCAACCCGATATGTAGGTATTTCAATACTCTTCCAGAAGCCTTCATCTATTCTATACCAATTCAAATAAGAATTTTTCCGTATCGACTCCCAGGAGAATATATAGAAGGCAGTACCTTCCTGCACAATATGCAGATTGAGATACTTCAGTATTTCACCAAGCACGTCTTCCTGTGTCCACATATCATCCTCCTTATCACCAAAGAACAGCAATTCGTTGATACTGATATTCTGGAATATATTATATATTTCGTCACCCGTTCCGTTACTCAACGCTTTCGAGCCATCATACATTATCTTAAATGCGCCAGCTTCCCAATAATTAGCTGCATCGCTCACGTTATTCAGTATCTCGACAATAATATCATAGAAAGTACGCTGAGCCGCCTTTCCTTTGAGCACATCATAAAGAACTGCTGCAGCACCCACATTCCGATAGTTGGAATAAGAGAGGGCAGAAAGGCAGTCAATGCAGGTCAGCTCCACCTCGTCACAGTCTTCATTATAACCCTGACTAAATGCCTGAGGCTCGATGTACCCCACAAAAATACTTTCATCATTCCGAAGGATATTCACCACAGCATCACGACAGGAACTGCAGAAGAAGTCCGGCACAAAATTCCTGCACAACAGGCGTACACTTGCCTGATAGCACAGTATATGATCAAAGGTGTCGTTTACCTGAGAAGTAATCTCTACAGGGTCATCGGTAAAGAAAATACCATCCTCTTCATTACCGATTTCCACACTTTGAGAATCATCACCATTCGTAACAATGATTACCGTAATCTTATCTTCCTGGTTATTATAAAAGTCTCCATAAAAAAACATAGTCTCTAAATTTTAATGTTACTACGTCGGCGATTGCTTCTCGTTTCATTCGCTACCGCCATCACAATATCACGCCCACGGAGTCGGCCATTAATGCCAAGTGTTGCACTTATACCGCCACCGATACCCTGCAGCCCTGCAGTATTCACCGACACACCCTGCACCGCCGCACCGTTGGCAATAGCGAAGAGGCGAGCCTGCTGAGCTGCGTTCAGGATCATCTCGCCAGAGTTGACCCTTACCAAGACCTTATCGCCCGATGTCTGATTGCCGCCAACGATACCACCTGTGGCGAACTGACTGATGGCGGATATGATGCTCGTAAGCTGTGCCGTACCCGATATACCAAAAGCGAGCCAGTCTATCCAGGTCTTACAGGTACTCATGGCCTGTGCGAAGGAAAGAACAAACTGGCCGATGGCTGCCGCCATCATACCCGCCTTGGCCGCTGCTGAGTCTCCGCCCAACTGCTGCAGGGCAGAACCCAACATCTCGCAGCTGGCTCCAGCCACCGCCATACCTTTGGCGGTAGAGTCGCTTATGCCGTTAATATCAGCCAAGCCTGTGCGCACACTCTCAAAGTTGCTTACGTCAATGCTGAAGAGTGAAGAGATATGATCATAATCCCGTGCCTTGGCTTCCACTTTTGTATTGATAACAAGTGGCTTATCTGACAGCCTCTGACGCATTGCCTCCATTTCTTCATCCAACTGAGCCTTCAGGTTGACCGCAAAAGCCTTCACGTCAAGTTTCGGAACATCCTCAATGCCGACATCCACCTTCAGCATATATAGCTGGCGCTGGAGTCCTTCCATTTCTGCATTCAGAGCACGGGCAGTCGCCTTGTCGGCTGTGGCGTTGAGCTCCTTCTGCTTCTCGTTGATTTTCTCCTCATACCAGTCGATGCTACCTTCTAAGGCTTTCTTGTCCTCAGTTACTACAGGAGTATTCCCCGTGTTGGTATTACCGCCGCCTCCGGCATTACCGGTCGAACCGGTTGAGGTATTAAGAGAAGGAGGTGTTGCACTATACCCTGCAGTATGCTTATAGCTGATATTCTGGTTCCGCTTGACAAGGGCTTCCATACGCTTTTTGATGTTCTGCTCCTGTTGATACAGATTAGTCACCACCTTGTCTGCCTCTGCTTTCTGACTGGTACCAGCCTTAGTTACGTACTTATACCACACACCGCCCAGAAGAAATGCACCAAGGTCACCCTTTTGCGCCTTTACCATCTCTTTCTGGTTTTCCGTACTAAACTTCTTGGTACGTCCGTTTTTATCATGCGTATAGTCGTATCGTTGTTGCTGCAGGTCGGCTGCCTGGTTGGCAAGATTGCGGATAGTAATCTCATTGATCATCTGATTACAGTAAGCCTTAGAGTTGGCGGTAAGCGCCTGATACCATTGGCTCACGGTAGAGTAGTAGCCCATCGCTTCGCCATACTTGGTGTTCATCTGCTGCACCATCGCCTTCTCCTGTTCCTTGCTCCCCTTGAAGTTCTTCAGGGCAGCGATATTCTGCATCATCTCGCTGCGCACGCTCGCTATCTGCTGTGACGTCTGTTGATGAGCCATCTTGGCTTTCTGCTCTGCTTCCGAAAGCTTATCTACACTCTTGGCAGCATCGTCACTGCTATTCATGAGGTAGTTAATAGCTTCAGTAAGTGCCACAATAGCGATACCTACACCTGTAGAGATCATCAGGCTTTTTATCGCGACTCCTAAAGCTCTTGTCGCTACAGCCGCAGTTGTAGCTCCAACCGCTTCTCCAGTAAAGGCAGCCTGTAACACTCTCGACACTGCCACCGCAGCTACTTTAGCCTTACTGGCGGCAGTTGTAGCAACCGACACGAGATTGGTAGTAATAGCAAGCGATTTCATGGAAACGATAAGCTGTGTAGTTGCAGATAGCGTTACCAGAGCCTGTGAAATGAAATTGATAAATGGCAGTGTATTACCTATACTTGACTGCACCATATCCCTGAACTTGCCTAATTTGTTGTTTAGCATCTGCAGCGTTGCCGCTCCTGTACTCGACATAATCCCGAAAACCTTATCGATGGTGCCGGCACTATTTTTCATATCTGCGACATTCTCTCTAAATTTCTCCGCCAGTTTGCCTGTCAGTGGAGTAAGAGCACGAAGACTTTCTGCGCTCCCGAAGAGCTTTCCATATATCTCCTGTTCCAGCATACCGCTTGATGCTGCGTATTGTTTCACGCTCTTATCAAGCGAAACCAAAAACTGCTCCATACCTCCAGCCGCCTTGATACTTGCAGCATCAAACTGAATGCCCATCTGTTGCGCCATCTCCGCAGCCTCACTCGAAGGCTTGATAAGAGCCGTAAAAATAGCTGCCAACTGGGTACTTACCTCGGCTGTATTACCAGATACATTCGTCAGCGTACTGAAGGTGGCCATCAGTTCATCAACACTTACACCAAGCGTGGAAGCCTGAGAGGTAACACGTGGCAGGGCTTGCGCTAATTCCCCAAACGAGGTAACACCATTCTTGGCGGTAAGCTGTATCTTATCCTGGATAGAACCGGCAGCATCCCAGTCTAATCCGTAGTTCTTGATAATGTTAGAAGTAACCTTCACTGTCTCGCCAAGGTCAGCAAGACCGCCCACAGAAGCACGGGCCGACTTATCAAGGAATGTAATCCAGTTATCCTCGGGTACACCATTTGAAATAACCTGATAAAGACCGTTTGCAAGTTCATCACGTGCAACAGGTATTTCTCCTGCCAGTTCCGAAACCTGATCCTTTAAATTTGCAAACTCCTGGCCACTCTTTCCTGCCATGGTATTAGCTGCAGCCATTGCACCCCCAAAGCTCCGACTTTCCTCTGTGACGTCATTAAGGTAACCGGACAACTGAGCAAAACAATCAGAAACACTTCGTACCGTCTCATTAATCTGGTTGTATTTAATGAGCGAATCCCTAAGCTTATCCGATTCTGTCTTTGCATTCCCAATGGCTTTCTGTAACTCATCTATGTCCATAGTCACCTTTTTAACGACATCCTTGCCGTCAACTCTAAGATTTAATTTAAAAGTTACCTCTTTTGCCATAATAATTTTATTAAAATATTTGGATTATTCGATTCTTTTTCCTATATTTGCAGCGTGTTTATATTATACCCAAAGATTATGAAGAAGAGTAAAAATAAAAAGAGATCCTGGGGTATTCCTTGGGGCTGGATTACATTTATTAATGTAGTCATCGGTATTGTTGCGTGCAACGAATACTTCACTCTGGATCCACCAGCCGCTTCTGTATGGGGAGACGTCACGGTCTGCTCGATGCTGTCTCTGTGTATAACAATGCCTATATGGTTTATCAGACTTATACACAGACTTTGCAAAAAACTTGATGGACCATCAGGTTATACGCCATGGTGGTATGGCGGTCTATAGCCCTGCCCGCTTCTTAGCTGCCCGATACCTCTCCATGATTTCCTCACGGCTCATCGGCTTTTTGTTCTTCACTCTTTCCTCTTCACTCTTCCCTCGTTCCTCCCACGGGAACCTCATGATGTCCAGTGGCGTAAGCTTCGACTTAGAGTAAGGTTGCATACTGCAGAGACACTGCATCCTTATGCGTTCCCACCTGCCTCGCTCTCTGCTTGTCTGCATCTCATTCCATGCCTCATACGCTGCGTAAAACTCCGAAGGGGTGCATCGGCAAAAGTCATCCATACTCATACCAATACACCCCATCGCAATACCCAGCAGATGTTCCACATCCGTAGGTTCATATTTCTCCGAGTCAGAGCCTATGGCTTCGTCTCTGCTTTTTTTTTCTCACTCTCTTCGTTCATTGCCGCATTCCAGGCACTCACGTCGTCCGGAGTGATCAGACAACAGAATGTCTCGAAATCGACATCAAACTCCACTCCGTCGGCCTTACAGGCGCTCACGATGCAACACCACATAAACATGAGTAATTCTTCTATGTTATTAGCATCCATGTCGCTCACGTCCTTCTGCAGGTTTCTCTTAAACAGAAGCATCGCTCCCATCGAGAGGCGGCAAGGCAATTCCCTGCCGCCTACATTAATCATCGTTTTTTTCATTAATACACACAAAATAAAAATAAGAGACAGTATTTAAGCTCAATTATTTAGATTGTCCTGTAGCGCTGCTCGCACCGGACTGCAGACCATTAGTCTGTTTCTCTACCTTGCCATAGTTCTCCAGCTGCACGGTGTACTTGGTATCATCGCCCGCCTGGCCGTCCAGATCGAGAGAGGTAATGATGTACTTACCCTTATATCCGCCAGCCGTTTTTCCGGTACGCTTACCAGCCTCACGAATATTGTAGCTTGCAGTGACAGGAGTACAACTCAGCATCAGGTCCTTCAGTTGGTCGTAAGTAGGAGCACCCGAATCGGCGTCCGTACATACCAAGCCGTCGGCAGAGATACTCTCCGAGAAACTCTTCACGTACTTCTCTTTCCACTTCGCACCTGCAGCCTCCTTGGTCATACGTTCACCCGTCTCAGCCGAGGTGGTAATCTTACAACCTGTACTGAAGGCCAATGCGCCATCATTCACGGAGAGGATAAGATCAGTACCGTCCAATATATTTTCCATATCAATACTTTTTATGATAACTTACTAATAGATAGCCCACAAGGGCTACCCCTAACCACACACAAATCAATTTTATCAACGAACCTTTGCAACATTCGGGAGGTTTCTTCTCTTCCACGCTTTCTACGCTATTATAATTACTTTCTAACGCCGTTCGCTTGATCTTAGAAGAAGAATTTACCGAAGTAGAACAGGAGCTATTTTCACCTTCGAGTATAGCTTGAGCTTTCGCCGTGCCATATCCCTCGATGCGATACCCGCCGCTATCCAATGGCTTGATGAGCCACGTCTGCTGCCACTGCTGGTCAGTCGTCAGACTTTCCTTCGTCTGACCCATCGTTCGCGCCGTGTCTCTGCTTACGCTGCTGTCTTGACTTACGCTGCTTGCCTGTTGCATCTGCTGCGTCTGGGTCACCATCGTCTTCTTGGTTCTGCAGCTCACCACTGACAGGACAAGAAGCGCGATGAGGACAAAGCTGAATAGCTTCGATAGCCCGTGTGAGCCTATTGAGTGCATAGCGGGTGCGGGCGTTCTCCTTGTTGAGTTCCTCGATAGCCTTTGCATTATCTTCTGCTGCATCATTCAGTTCTTTTTGTTTTGCCAGAAGTTCCTTGCTCACGTCGCCATACATCTCCTTGAAGGTGTCATGTATGCGCTTCGCCTGCTCGGCCTCCTTCACCTTTCGATTAGCTATCCAGGCGATGGCAGCACCAATGCCGCCCGATGGGATAGCCCACTGCAGTATGTTTAGTATGATGTCTGTCATCGCCTTTCAAACCTTTCTTAACCTAATAAACTATCAACTATTACTGAAAAAATCTACACTTGCCTGACACCTAACGAGCGAAGCCATTCCTGGACATCGAAAGACGGACAGGCTTTCTTTGGATTCAGCTCATTATGTCCAACAATACGGATCTGAGTGAAGCGGCTGTGGAAGTTTCTCACATAATCAGCAAGAGCCTTCTTCTGCTCCAGGGTGCGGGTGTCGAGCGGTTTACCGTCGTACTTGCTCACACCTCCTGCATAGACAACATGCCGGCTCACGGCATTATAGCCAGCAGCACCATTGGTAATCTCCCATGGATCCACCTCAGCATCCTCGTTATTATCTACCAGGCGTTCTATGCTACCATCCAGATGTACGAGATCAGTATAGCCCACCTGCTTCCATCCTCTGCCGCCCTTGGCTGGAGGATCGCAGTGCCAGTGCCGGATATCGGCGGCTGTCACCTCCCGACCTTCCGGCGTGGCAGTGCAGTGGATTACCAGATATTTCATTTTCGCCATACGGTTAACCAGCGTTATAACCTGAACGGATTACACCACCGGCATCCTCCTTCTTAGGCATACAGATGAAGTAGTGGCGGTAAGACACCAGGTTGCGCTGGTACTGAGGGTCGCTCTCGGCAGGACTGTAGTACATCTTTGTAGAGCCTGTGGCCTTGAATACACGGGGCACATAGAATGCGAACGAACACTGGAACTCGCCAGCCTTAGGTGTGGCGCCCAAGGTGTTCTTCACGCCTGCAGTGCTGTAGGTAGGACAGGCACCGTACTCGTAGATGTCGAAGCCATAGAGACGGCCTACAGTGCCGTCAGTGCGGTTGATGTTATACTGCTCCTTGAATGCCTGGTCGGTCTCCAAGAGGTCGTTCACGTGGTCCGTACAGAGCACCAGACGGCGGTCGGTTACAGGCACGCCTAATGCGTCGAGCTTACGCTTCAGGGCCACAACGTCGTCAACGCAGAGCTTGATGCGCTTGGTGGCGGCATCCACTGCACCAGTAGTCACGAGCACAGGGGTCTTGTCTGTGTTCTTCGTAGGACAGAGCGCATGGGCTGCCTTGGCATACTTGGCATCGTTCAGGGCATTGGCGCAGCTTTCCTTCACGCGGGCCATCTTGGGGTAACTAAGAGCATACAACTCGTCGTCGGTCACTGGCACCACCTTGGTCTGGAACTTGTCAAGCGAGAAGGTCTTATCGCCGTCCTCTAAATCCTGTACGTCCAGTGGGTAGGTGGTGTTGTTGACGAGCACCTGCGGATCGGCACCCACATCCACGAGGTGAATCACGTCGTTGTTGACGATTGAACTCTGGTCGGGCACACCGTTGAGCCATGCTGCGTCCAGTTTTCCACGCAGAGCCCTGATCAGCTCACCCGTCCATACTTCGGTCAGCACGCCATCACATGCCGCATCCTCAGGCATAAAACCAGGGAAAGCAATAGCAATAAGACAAGCCACAGCAGCACCGCCCATAGGACTGCAGCCCAATAATGAAGCAATAACTCCACCTACAATGGCATTGAAAAGCAATGCCGATGCAATCTTGATAAATGTTTTCTTATTCATAGTTATATTTTTTTATCTTTAAAAGGCAAGAATGCTCTTTTTACCTTTTACTTTTTTACCTTTTTACCTTTAAACATTACGCAGGCTCAAATCCATACTCCGCCTTGTAGAGGCGCACGAATTCGTCGTGGTGGTTATCGTGCAGATCCATCATCACGTTGGCTGGCACGGCACTCAGCTTCTCATACTTCGAGTAGTCTTGTGGTTCTGCCACGATATTACCCTTGTCGGTTCGGTGCAGGGTTGCCGTAATCTTGCCCTGTGGCTGCATGGCCGACAACGTGATGTTCAACTGATCCAGACCCAACTTCTTGCCCAGTTCTATGAAGTGTTCCTTCATGCCTGCAGCAAGTCGTTTCTCTGTAATGGCAGTTTCCACCGCACGGGTAACAGCAGCCAACTCCACAGCCTGCTGCTGTGCCTGGAGCGTCTGTACCTGAGTCTCCAAGGCGGATGCCTTACCTGCCGCGAGACAGAGACTCACGAGCTTCTGATTCACTTCTTCTTCCGTTGCGGTCTCCTTCAGACCCAACTTGATCGCTAAATCTTTTAATTCCATTTCTTTCTTTTTTAATGGGGTTTTACTTACATTATCTAATAGAGGAAGAACACCATCAATGGAGTCCCGTCCTGCAGAAAGTGAGATTGTCTTACCTTCATGAGTGAGCACGATGGCATCATCATTGCCACCAATATCTACTACACTCACCTCGATGAGTTTCGATTTCGTCACCGTCGGTCTCTGCTGACCCTCGGCGAGCAGCTGCTTATCGTCGCTCATCTCCAAGATCTGGAAGTTTGCGCTCACCATTTTCACGCTACCAAACTCCCATTGCTTCTTCAGTTGCTTAGACAGTTCCGTAGCCTCGTCAAAGACCAGCTCGCCCGTTACGTCCTGACCTTCCACCTTCAGATCCTTCACCATACCAACCACCTTGCCGCGCTCGTGCATGTAGAGCAGCACCGGGTTGCGCTGATACTGCGCCAGATCTATACCTGGTGTAAGAATTCGAGTGCCGTAGCAGTTCACGCTCTCATTACTGATTCTTACTCGTTTACCTTTGCTCATATCTTTTTTACCTTTTTGTCTTTAAAAGCAAGAATGCTCTTTTTACCTTTTTACTTTTTTTGCCTTTAAAAGTTTTTTCGGATGCAATATTACTAACTTTTCACATAACCTCCAAAAAAGTATGAAATGGTTGCACACTTCTATGAAACCGCTGCACACTATTTTTGCAGATTGCCCAAAAAGTCGCAATTTTGCAATACCAAACCCGCAAGGCATCAAGCGCCTCCGTGGTTTTCTGTTCACATTATAATAACATTCGAATATGACAAAAGCAGAATTAGAACGTAAGAAGAACCTCGCCCGAACCCTCTATATGGCGGGTAAGGAACAGGCAGAGATAGCCGAGCAGATTGAGGTATCCAGAGTAACAATATCCAAGTGGGCCAATACTGAGGGATGGAAAGAGCAGCGGGCCGCCAAGAACGTCACACGTCCGGAACTGGTCAACAAACTCCTCCTCACCATCGACACCCTCATCAGTCAGGTAAACGAATCAGGCGACCCGGACAAGATATCCGGACTGGGCGACCGATTGGCCAAACTCTCGTCCGTCATCCAGAAACTCGACAAGAAAGCCAACGTGGTGGATGCCATCGAGGTGTTTATGGCCTTCTCGAAGTGGATGCAGTTCCGTGCTCAGACCGACCCGAACATCACACCCGAACTCCTCAAGACATTCAACTATTACCAGGATCTCTTCATCTCCGACAAGATGAACAATGGTTTCAGTTGCGAACTCTAAGGTATAACAATAATAATTAGAAGCAAAGAAGGATGGCTACACTATCAGAAAAGAAACAGGCCATCGAGGCGTGGCGCGAACACTGCAAGCAGATAGCAGCGCTCACCGACACCTCGCTCATGGCTCCCGAAAGCAAGGCGGACAGAAAGAAACGCATTGCTTCCCTGCAGAGGGACTATGCTGCCTTCTGCGAATATTATTTCCCGCACTTCCTGCAGCTCAAGGATAAGACCACCGGCAAGGTGCTGCGCACCATCCACAATGCGCCGTTCCACAACCTGGCAGCCCGTAAGGTGAAGTCTACGCCCAACCTGAAGGCGGTGTTCATGTGGCCTCGTGGTCACGCCAAGAGTACCCACCTGGACGTATTCATGCCCCTGTGGCTCATGTTTCAGCCTCTCAGGCTCATCAACTTCATGGTCATCGTGGGCAAGAGCGAGGATGCTGCCTGCCGACTCTTGGGCGATATACAGGCTGAACTGGAATACAACGACCGACTCAAAGCGGATTTCGGAGAACAGAAACCCTCTGGTGGCGACTGGACCGACGGCGAGTTCAAAGCACAGTGCGGCGTCAAGTTCCTCGCCTGCGGACGCGGTCAGAGTCCTCGTGGTCTGCGCGACCGTGAGGCACGTCCTGACTATATCGTCATCGACGACCTCGATGATGATGAACTCTGCAAGAACGAGAAGCGTGTCCGTGAACTTACCTCATGGGTTAAGTCAGCCCTCTTCGGGTCCTTGGATGTGGGTCGTGGCCGCTTCATCATGGTGGGCAACCTCATCTCCAAAAACTCCGTACTCTTCAACATCGCCCACACCAAGGGCGTATTTCTTTCCAAGGTGTATGCCGTGGATAAGAACGGCAACCCTACATGGCAGGAGAAGTGGACACGCGAGGAGGTGGATGCTTATCGTGAATTCGTGGGCTACCGCGACTGGAACAAGGAGATGATGCACAACCCTATCAAGGATGGTACCATCTTCCGCCACGAATGGATCAAGTATAAGCGTATGCCGAAGCTCTCGAAGTATGATGCCTTAGTCTGCTATACCGACCCATCCTGGAAATCGACTACCGAGAACGACTACAAGGCGTGCCGACTCTGGGGAAGCATCGGCAAGGAACTGCACCTGATAGACTGCTTCGTGCGTCAGGACACCACGGGTGCCATGGTGAGATGGCTCTACAATCTCTACGAGCGAAGCTTGGAAGAAGGCGCAAGTATCCAATTCTACATGGAGGCAAACCTGATGCAGGATACAGCCCTCGATGAGTTTGCTGCAGAAGGCGACCTGCGTGGCTATCAGCTACCCATTACGGCCGACAACCGCAAGAAGCCCGACAAACTGCAGCGTATCGAGTCCGTAGCTCCACTCTGGGAGCGTGGTGTGGTATTCTACAACGAAGCACTCAAAGACTCCGAGGATATGCAGGTAGGCATCGACCAGACACTCTCGCTCGAACATGGCAGCCGTGCGCACGATGATGCGCCCGATGCCGACGAGGGCGCCATCTATATCCTCCAGAAGCAGGGCAGAGTAGCAGCCTTTGTTCCGAGAATAGTGAAGCGCATGAAGCCCAAAAACTCATGGTAACAAAGACATTTCTCATTTCTCATTTCTAATTTCTCATTAAATTATGAGTTTCATCACGCAGGAAGATTTTAAGGTCGTGAGCAGCGAAGCTTCGCTCAAGGCCATCACGGGTGCTGACCCGGATAACATCAGCAACGCCATCGCGGAGGCACAAGAAGAGGTAGCCGGTTATCTGCGCCCTAAGTATGACACCGACCGCATCTTTGCCACCGAAGGCAACGATCGCAACCGTCAGCTCGTCATGTACACCGCCGATATTGCGCTCTACAATATGATTGCATCGCTTCCCAACCGTATGGGCTACGAGACCCGCAAGGAACGTTACGAGCGTGCCATCAAGTGGCTTGAGGGTGTACAGGCGGGCAAGATAGTGCCAGACCTACCCATCGCTACAGACGAAACAGGCAGCGACATCTCGCAAGGCGGAGTCTTAGCATACGGCAACGGACCCGACCGCCACAGCTGGTAAAATTTCTAATTTCTCATTTCTAATTTCTCATTAAATAAAAATGGCAAGATTGAACATAAATAGAGCCAAAGACCGCATAGAGGATGCCTGGAGAGCATTCCTCGGCAAGCCGCAGCTCTGGAGAACCAAATATGGTAACATCGAACTGGTAGGCAAGAACAACCGCCGACAGGTGGAAAGCATCATTGCCAAACTGCAGCGTACCACCGAAGCACTCACCAAGGGCGACATACAGAAGTGGCGCCGTGCGTGGCAACTCGCCATCAGCGTGGAAAGCCCCAACCGTCAGGCGCTCTATGACATCTATCGCGATACCGAAATAGATGCCCATCTCTCCGGCTGTATCGACCAGCGCAAAGGTTTCGTTATGGAGCGATCATTCAAGCTGGAAGACAAGAATGGAACACCAGCCGAAGAACTCAACCACTTCTTCGAGCAGGAATGGTTCGTGGAGTTCTGCCGCCTGGTGCTTACTACTCCCTACTGGGGGCACTCGCTCATCGAACTCGGAGACCTCGGTACCGATGGCGACGGATGCCTCGCTTATAACAATGTAACGTTGGTGGATCGCAAGTACGTCATACCAGAGCACCACCGCGTCATCACCGACCTCGGACAGGACTGGACTACGGGCATCGACTACCACGAGCCGAAATGGTTCGGCAATCTCATCGAGGTGGGCAGACCCGACGACCTCGGCCTCTACCTCAAAGCTTCGCTCCACTGCATACCTAAGAAGAACGTATTAGCGGCATGGGACGTCTTCAGTGAAATCTTCGGTATGCCACTACGTACTGCTACCACCGGATCCAGAGATCAGAAGGAGGTGGACCGTATCAGCGACATGATGGCGCGCATGGGCCAGGCTGGCTATGCCGTACTGCCTACGGGCACAGAAATCCAAATTGTAGAAAGCGCCAAGAGCGACGCGTTCAATGTTTACGACAAGCGTGTGGATCGTGCCAACTCTGAAATCTCCAAACTTATCATCGGCCAGACCATGACCATCGAGGATGGAAGCAGCCTCTCGCAGAGCCAGACCCACCTGAAGGTGTTTGAAAACTTAGTGGAGAGCGATGCCAAGTTGCTCGCCAACACCATCAACAACCAGCTGATTCCTCGCATGATTAGCCACGGCTTCCCTCTACAGGGTTATCACTTCGCATGGGATGACAGTTCAAGCTATACCCCGGAGCAGCAGATGGAGTATGAGAAGATGATCTCCGACCGATACGAGGTGGACGGCAAGTACTTCGCCGACAAATACAATATGCCCGTGGGTGAACGCATCCAGCAGCCTTCACTCTTCGGCAGTGAACCTGCAGATCCAAAGGAAGACCCAAAGGACAACAAAAAGGACCTAAAGAATTTTTTCGACTGAGCCCCGAAGCTTACGAGGGGCTACACTCGAGATACAAGGAGATACTGAAGGGCATGGACGTGCCGCCATTCATATCTTTGACCAAAGAGGAGGATATTGAAGAAATAGCAAAGAAATGGGCAAGCGTTATCAGTAATAAGTATGCAAGAGAAGATGCCGAAGAGGCTGCACGAATTGTGTTAAGAAGTGGGATTGTTACAGAACTACCCGATTTGCGTGAGGCAGATTTAGGAGGGAAAAAACGTTTTTTTGGTCTAACTCGTGCAGATTTCCACGCTGCTATATGCGAAGGAGCCACCAGTTTTATCAGGATAAATAAACGTGCTTATAAAACATGGAAAAAGGATTCTGACGATGCAGTACGGGGAGGATGGCATGCACAAGGAAACACCATCTTACACGAATTAGGACATTATATCGACTTTTGTAATGATCCCGATTTCTTTCGATCGGTCGAACACGAATGGAAATTGGACAACGTGGACAGGAAATTTGTCAAGAAGCAACTGTCAGAGTATTCACTTACCAATCGTGCCGAGTTTGAGGCAGAACTGAACTCAGCAATACTTAGTGGAAAGGTTTTCCCTGAGGAAATCCTTGAACTCTCGCGCATGAAACAAACAAAAACTCCTATTGCCAAGCAGCTACTTAACTACGGCTCTGGAAAGAAAGTTTGTTTGCCTAACGAAGACCTCACAAAAAAGTACAAGAACGCACTCAAGGCGATGTTTCGCCAAGAAGGCAGCACCTTTACCGTTGACATCCTTGGCAATAAGGATGTACAAGAGTTTATCAGCACCCACGCCACGATGCTTAATAATAGTTTTAAGCAAGTCAAGATGAGCGACAAGATGCGCGAACGGCTTACCCGTTCCAACTACATCTTCTCGGGCATCAAGACGTTCCACGAGCTCAACGAGGCTTTCCCTTCCATGCTCGATGAGAATGGCAATAAAAAGCCGTTCGAACGCTTCCTGAACGATGTACAGAAGATCAACGACACCTACAATGCCAACTATCTGCACGCCGAATACAACTTCGTACAGGCTTCTGCCACCATGGCGGCGAAGTGGGAACAGTTCAGCGAGGACGGCGACCGATACTACCTGCAGTACCGCACGGCCAAGGATGACAAGGTACGCCCGGAACACGCTGCCCTCGATGGGGTGACACTCCCGATGAGCGACTCTTTCTGGGAAACCTATTACCCGCCGAATGGATGGAACTGCCGCTGTACCGTGGTACAGGTGCGCAAGCAGAAATATCCGGCTACAGAGCACACTGAAGCCATGAGTAGGGGCGAGGAGGCCATGAACGGCGAACGATACAACATCTTCCGCTTCAACAGTGGCAAGCAGGGCAAAACCGTGCCCGACTACAACCCTTACACCATCAAGCGGTGTAATGACTGCGATGTGGCGAAGGGGGGTAACACGAAGCTTGGTTTTGTGCCCGACTATCAACTTTGTCAAGGTTGCATAATGATCCGGAAGTGTAACGAAGACAGAAATAGAGATAATAGTGCCAAAGCTACAAAAAAATCACCAGAGGTTAAGAAATTACAGGGTACAACAATCTCTAACCCTGACTTTAATCACGAAGTACTCATTACTGGTGGTTCTATTAAGGAATGGACAAATCAGCCGCATAAAGAGTATGCCGCAAAGAATAGTATCCTAAAACATATCGACAAAGTATTCCGGGAGGCTAAATACATAGGATTTATCGATAACTTCAAGAAGAAACCAGGCGTAAAACAGTCACATTTATTTGAAACAAACGTCTTAGGAGAATTATCCTGGATTATCGTTAGAGAATATGAAATTGGTGAATTTGTTCTCCATAGCATTTCTGATAGTGATAAAATAAAGACAGGAATAAGAAAAGAGTAAATTTTAAAGCAACTACTCGGAGCTACAATCCGAGATCGCCCTAAAACCTACTCTTTTCGCTGCAAATATACAATAATATTTTTAATTCCACAAGAATATGAGCAAGAAAAATCAAAATTATGATGAATTTATAGAAAAATTCAAACCGAAGAAGACAACAGACGACTGCTATACCCCCCCACCTGTGTATGAAACAGTATTAGACTGGGCACGAAAGCACCTCGACATTGGCGACCGCCCTGTGGTACGCCCGTTCTATCCTGGAGGAGATTTCGAGCACTTCGACTACCCCGACAACTGCGTGGTAATAGACAACCCTCCGTTCTCCATCTTCTCGAAGATTTGCAACTGGTACGTAGAGCATGGCATTCCGTTCCTTCTCTTCGCTCCAGCCATGAGCAGCATCAGACAGAACGTCACCTATATCGGTGCGGCATGTGCCATCACCTACGAGAACGAAGCGAATGTGAATACCGCATTCGTTACCAATATGATGGGCGACCTTATCTGCACCACTGCTCCCGACCTCCACGAATCCGTAAAGAAGGCCAACGATGACAACTTGAAGCAAAGCAAGAAGACCCTCTCAAAGTATTCCTTCCCCGACTGCGTGCTTCGGGCCACCACGCTGCAGACCATGAGCAGGGCAGGCGTCGAGTTCTGCGTAAGAAGAGAGCAGGGATGTGTGGTCGGTCAGGCGTGTGAAAGCAAAAAAGGAGAATTCGGCAATAGTATCCTACTGTCTGATGTGGCTACAGCCGAGAAGTTGACAGCGGAGAAACTGGCAGCGGAGAAACTGGCAGCGGAGAAACTGGCCCTTACAGAGAAATCAAAGGCAATTATTGCGCAGTTGAACAATCCCTACTAAGGCCGAGCCTCTATCCCTACTACCGATGAGCCTCAGTCCCTATTAGGGATGGAGCCTCGTCCCTATAGGGATGCAAAACGATATTCTAACGGTGGTCTATCACCATTATATTCACATTTTAATCTTAAAAAGTAAATGATCAATTACAGTATTGCAATGATGGGCAACCCTGCCAAGAAGCAGGACCCAAAGAAAGCCTACGGTGTGGCTCAGTACACCGAGAAGATGACGCTCAGCGAATTCAGTGAGCATATCTCAAGCCACGGCAGCACATACGATGCGGAAGACGTGGAAGCTATCCTCGGAAAAGCCGTGAAGTGTCTGCGTGAAATGCTCTTAGCCGGCAAGAAGGTAGAGTTAGGCAAGCTCGGAGAATTCTACGTCACCCTGCACGGCAAGGGCACAGAACTCGCCAAAGACTACAACCCTGCCACCTGTGTGGAGAAGGTAAACGTGGTGTGGACTCCTGGCAGCCTCTTCGAGAACCTGAAGAAGGAAGCAGCCTTCAGCTTTGTAGCAAGCCGCAACGAACAGGCAGAGGCTAAGCGAAAGGCCAAGGCACAGAACGGCGACAACAATCCTGGTAATACACCTGATCCCGGAAACAAGGAAAACCCAGACGACAAGGGTAACACCGAAAATAAGGGCGACACCGGAGACACCGGACAGGACAACGGAGGCGAGGATAATGAGTTATAATCCTTATACAGGCATGAAAAAGGGCTGCACCACGCTTGGTGCAGCCCTTCGTTTTCACACATATCCGACATAACGAAATACAAAAATTTAAAAAAATAACCTAATAACTTAAAACAATTGAAATATAATATCTAAAAATAAGCGTATGCTCTTACCACGTTTTTAAATATTTTACCCTAAAGACATCCACATTCTCGAGCAGTTCCATGTGACTGTGATTGGTGTCTGTCATATAAGGATAGCTCACCTGATACTCAGCCCTCGGCTCTATGTCCTGCAGAGCTTTCCAGATACTTTCTCCTATCTCGAAGGAGGCATGATAGGCTTCATCATTCCAGTCGGTCACCAAGTGGAGTCTGAGATCTCCACTGCCTCTCACGCACTTCCCGAAGTCTGTGTTCTTCACCACGTCCCAGCTGATTGTACCGAACTCCACGAACACCGCAGGACGTCCCCATTCGCTTTCCTCATCTACAAAGGCGACGTTCTCATTCCACAGGTCTATATGCTGCACTGCAGGCACCCCGTCTTCTATCGCCCTTTTGATGTCCTTGTATAAGTTTTCTCTTGGATCCATATCTATGATGTATTAATTGATTTCTACTTTTTAAGATCAAGATGATTGAAGTATTCCTCAAGCTCATCCTCGATAATCTTTGTCACTTCTCTCTCAACTTCCGGGGCCATGCCCAAGAACTGGCGCTTCGGGATCTTAATGGTCTTACCCACCTTCATCAGCGCCATAGACTGCCAGAACTCGGCATTAGCAGACAACTGACGTTGCTTTCCCGTCTGACGCAGGCTGCCATCCTTGCGATATCCGAAGGAACCTGTAGCCTCATAGTACTTATGCCAGAAATACCGCTTCATCTTCTCCGTTACCTTGATTTCTCCACCTTCGTTATGTATGGCTGCATAGGGAGAGGAAGAAAAGAACGTGATAGAGGTATCATCGCTCCGGCTCTGAACGCTCTTCCTCAGGTCGCCCGAGGCTACGAGGATATGCCCGTCGCCTCTTATCGGACTTTTCCGTCTTGCCCATGCCTTGGTAAAGAACCCCTGGCGCTCGAAGTTCTTGTCGAACTCATCGCCGATCTCCACCCTGATATCACTCAGAATATGTCTGATCACTACCGATAAATCATTATTTCCTGCCATATCTTTATCTGTTTTCAGTGTTCATAGTCCCATCCTTCAAACTTCAGGAAGGGTTCGTCGTCTTTAGGAATCTCATTACGAGGGTCGGCGCTCGCATTCAGAATATTATATAGCTGCCGCTCACTGATGGCGTACTTCGGATAGATGTACCGCCTCCAGATTTCACGATTGGATATGCCCATTTTGACATATTGGTCGTATATCGCATTGATGTCAGCTACCCGTTTCTTGTAGCTAAGTCCGTTCCTTTGATGAAATTTCCGCAAAACAACTTTCCCTTCCTTACTTACTATTTACAAACGTTATAACATGGTCTCTTTGTTTTTCTACTCTTCTTCCTCTGACGCTTTCTTATCATCTTTCGGTGCGATGAAGATGCGACAGAAACTTGGCTCCATTCTGTGCCAGATGCCCAACTTCGGATCACGCTTGAAGAAGTAGTAATTGGTAGCATTCTTCTGCACCACATTCGACTCCTTGAAAAGCGCCATGATGTCGGCGTATTCCTGGTCGTTGAATTTATCCTCCAACTCGTAGAGCTTACTGATACTCTTGTAGTCGAGATCTCCGGACTGGTTGCGCTCCAGGAGTGTCATCGCCAACTGGTACATAGGATCATTCTGTCCCTTCTCGCTTTTCTGCATGTACTCCTTCAGGAAGGTGACAAGGCGCTCGGCTGCAAGGTCTGCACGCTCGTCAAAACCCTTCACCTTATTGCAGCTTACCAGGAGTCGGAAGTTTCCGTCCGTAATGGTGTAATTGCGCTGGTCGTCGTTCTTTACCTGTCCGTACTGTCTCATGATAGACGTGAATGCCTCCACTTCGCGCTCAAGCCATTGTTTGAAGCTCTTGGTATCTGACATCACCGTGATAAGATTTTCCTCCACACGGTGCATGAAATCGGCTCGCAGACCCTCGTAGGCATCACGCTTGTCGATACGCTCATTCTTAGCCTCCGCGTTGAGTTGCTGGCGGAGTGCCTCTTTCTGTTCGTCACTCAATGATGAGATATCAAACTGTCCCTGCTGAGTATTGCCTTCAGCTGGGCTGACTTTTTCTTCTTTTTTGCTCATAACCTAATAGTATTACTTGTGATTGATTAATATTTTGTTCTTTATTCCCAAAGGATTCTTCACTCTTCACTCTTCCCTCTTCACTTCCCAGTCCTCCCTTGCGCTTGATAGCTCTCAGTTTGCGCTCGAGAGCTTCAAGGTCAGGAATATCCAACTGGGCAAACACCTTGCCGCATATTCTCGGATGAGAGCAGAAATCATTGATGCGCTGCCAGTCTCCGGTGTTGACCCCTAACTCCTGCATCAGATGCAGACAGATGGAGCGGTGCCGCTTGCGCTGATCTCCATACCCGCACATGTTCTCGAGCGCCTTGCACATGTCGGTATATTCTCTCGTCGTCATCTCGCGAAGATGTGAGGTGCGACCCTTCGTGTACGTTGAAACGAGGGATTCTTTCTGTTCTTCCTCATCTCCATAGTGCGGTACTTTCTTGAAGGCGGCATAAAAACGCCTGTAGTTCTTAACTGATCCTGCCATCCGTATTTCCCTTTAAATTGTACTATGTATATCATTCGAAAGCCGTTTTAATGCTGTTCTATCATCTACGAAGCCGTTTACCTCTAAGACTGAACAGTTATCATTCCGTCGGTCGCAAGGCGGTACTCCAGGTAATGTTCACGGGCGATATCGAGCGTACAGCACATACCTTCAGCCAGGTCCACCTCTTGAATGATTGGCACATTATCGAAACAGAGGTATATATTTCCCTCAAACTCTCTCGCCTGCAAGCGGCTAAGCGCCTCACGCCTGATGTTTCGCTCATGCTTGAGCATCTTCTTGCGGTGAGCTTCTTCTGAGATTTTCTCCCACCATGCCTTGACTGCAATAAATAATTTCTTCATAATTACAAGTATTATTATTAGTTTATAATTTTGTCGCAGCTTTGGCGCTGCATTGTCTTTACCTTTTTACCTTTATCAAATCCCGTCGAGTATATAGTCCATACTGTTCAGGTATTCATTTTTCATCGCATCTGCATTCATATCGGACACCTTGCCCGCTACTTCCTCATAGATCTGCGACTGGTCCAGGTAAGAGAAGTCTTTCGTCTTTCTCTTGATGTATTCTATGATTTCATTTACTACCTCTTCCATAATCTCAAATATTATTAGACGCCTGGATAAGTCCATCCTCCCATACCCTGAAGGCGGCTCCGGCTTCTCCGATGAATCGCCCCTGGCAGACTGCCTCGTAGCCGACGACTCTTACTTTCACACCCGCCATATACTTCAGCCTGACTGCAGGCTTGCCCAATGGCTGGCTCTTCGCTTCCTGCGAGATGAAGATAAAACTCTTTCGGGGAAACTCATTCACCAAGGCTTCCACCTGTGCGTATTCCCAGTGAGAATACTGGAAGGAGTCCACGATGATGAACTTCGGACCCTTGCGCTGCTTCAGCATCCTTTTCAGATTGTCGATATCCGAATCCACGCAAACTCTAAACCTGCCTTGCTCTTCCTCCATGTGAAACCGCTCGATACGCTCCTTGAAGCTCATGCTCACTTTCTCTTCATAAGAACAGTAGAGCACCACGCCGTATTCGCAGAGTTTCTTGGCGAGCTGCATCACGAAAGAGCTCTTACCACCAGCCGAAGGTCCCGAGATAAACCAGGTATCATACGTATCCGGCTGCCCGAAGCACCGCTCCCATTCTCCATCCCAGGGTATCGGCTTGTAAGTCATCTTCAGTATCTCCCTGGGACTGTATGCTCTTTTTGCCATATTTATCTTAAAAAGCAAGAATGCTCTTTTTACTTTTTTACCTTTTTACTTTTTACCTTTAAGAGATTTTCAGTTTCTCTATCTCGGTATATACTCGTCTCAATCCGCCTCGGGTCTGTCTCACGATGGTGGCGACGTCATATCCCTCCGGGGCATTCACCTTGGCCACGATGGCAGCCTGCTTCATCAGGAACTTCTCGCGCTCCTTACCGTCGTCGGGTGTCACCTTGCAGTATCGCCCTCCGTAACGGCTCAGCATTTCGGTATATCCCACCTTCTTGCAGTCGATGCTTCGGTTGATCTTCTCCTTCAGTCCGTCGGCTCCCATCATATACCAGCCGCAGCAGTGCTCGGTGGCGTTCCAGAGTGCCTTCAGTTCCAGGAATGCCTCATACTGCAGGTCGCCTGCCTCGTCGAGGATGATAAGCGGTGAGTCGATGGAGCGGAGGTAGTAGGTGAGGTCTTCATATACATCTCCGTAGGTTCCCTTGCTGTCAAGTCCGAACTCTGCCGCTATCTTGCGTATCAGCCTGCGCTTGGTCTTCACCTGCGAGCAGTCTATATAGGCGGCGTTCTTATGACTCTGCACGTAATACTTGGCGGTGTAGGTTTTGCCGATATTAGGCTCGTCGCAGAGGATCATCGAGAGGGCGGAACTCTGTGCGGTCTCCAACTGCTTCGTCACGATAATGAAGGTGTCGGTCTTGCCCGTCTTCCATTCTATCTCGTGGCGCAGACTTACGCCCAAGCGCCTGGCCAAGCGTATCCAGTTGCCGTCGCTGATGGTTCGGTCTGTCTGTCCCTGCTTGACCATGGAATAGACTGAGGTGGCCAAACCGAGCACCTTGGCGTGCTTACTGTCACTGTCGAAGCGGACACGGTCTTGGGCCATCGCCGCCAAAATCTTCTTTTTCTGTTCTGTTGTTATCATTGCCATAAGTTTTTGAAGTTTATATCATGTCGATTGCACGCTGCAGGATATCCTCCTCGGTTTCGTCGTCCGTAAAGGCATCTATTGGCTCCGTGTCCGGCATATCTGCAGTAAGTTCTTTTATCTCTTCCGGTTCGTCTGCCTGACTGCCGGTCGTACCGACGTTCCTTTCAGTCTCCATCGTTCCGAGAGCAGGAACCATGTTGTTATCTACGTAGGTATTGAACTCCCTTACCTTCTTCTGCTGATGATAGAACTTCCTGCGGTCTTCCTCGGTCTGCTCTGCCATCACTCGGTTGTAGGTTTCTACCCGCTCCACCTGGTCGATGAATCTGTCGCCCTGGAAGATGAACACATCCTGTGGCTTCCCGTCCTCATCCGGCAGATAGTAGGCGGTCACCTTGTAGTTGTTAGGCGCTAAGCGCTCCAATACTTCGGGCTTGCTCAGCCACCAGTCTGCGTAGGCTACTCTTACCGTAGAGTTTCGTCTTACCGAAGTCTCCACCTTCTCGCCGATATATCGGGCAAGGGTAATGGCATCGAATGGGCGCAGATTCGGGTTAATATGCTCCATCAGCACGTCCCATCTTGTCATGCCGGGGTATTTCTTCTGATTAGGGTGCAGCGTATGGTTCCACTCGTAGTTGTCGCGGCGGTCGTCTGCCACAAGCTCATCAAAGGTGAAGTACTGCTTATCCTCCCAGGTATCATTGCCCGCATCGCTTATCTTCTTGGATTCCACTCTGTATTTCCACTTGCCGTAGAATCGGCCGATACCTACGTGGTTGCGGTGGATGATTCGCCGCTTTTTGGCTCCGTTGAGGTTTTCTGCCTGTTTCTCCTGTGAGTTCAGTGGCGCACAGTAGCGCACATAACTGAACACCGTTCCTTCCTGCAGCAGGGTGTACTTATATTCCGACATCAGGTGGTTCTCCACCTCAATACCTGCCGGAATACCCCAGCCATGCTTGGCTATCAGTCTGAACATCTCTCTGAAGCATTCCTTCACAAGGTTCTGGTCCTTGTCCCTGGAATAGCTGGCACCTAACACGCATTGGCTCACAGAGTCGTAGGCATAGTAGGCTTTCACCCTCAGTTTCGTATCCTTCAGCTTGCGGGTCAGATCCACGTCATCCATGGTTATCTGGCTCAGCGAGTATTCTCCGGCATGGCGGTGCATGTGAGGCATACTCTCGTGCATGAAGGTGCTCCAGCTCAGCTGGCTCTTATCCCAGATAAGCCTGTTCTTCGGCTTGTTCAGGATGTTGCGGATGGTACTGTCGCTCAAACTCTTCGGGTTTCCGTCCTTGTCGCAGAAATCCTCCGGGTTGAACAGCTCGCCCGTCTGAATATCATATACGTCGAGCTCGCCGCATACGAAAGCATCATACAGGTCTTTCACCTGTGAGTTAAGAGGCTTGTTAGGAAGGCATTGCAGACCAAGCACTAATTTTTCGGTCTTCACATCCACCTTTCGGGTGTTCTGATTGCCGAACTTACCACTGATCAGTACGCCGTAGCCGCCAGCCTTATACTCGTTCACCTTCTTTCGGAATCTCAGTGTCGATTCGGGTAGGGTATGATGATAGGTTTCCTTCAGCACCTTGATGGTCTTGGCCATCATATCCCAGTCGTAGCGTTCGCCCATCAGCTTGCGGTAGGCGGAGGCGCGTTCGTAGAGTTTGATACAGGTGTTGAGTACCGAGGCATTCACCACATACTCCTGGATCTTCTCCGCCGACAGGTCTAACCCTGTCTGCTGCCTGCTCTGAAAGTAGCACATGGCGTGCTGATCCACCTCATAATTGGAAGTAATCCATCCTCGCAGCCTTACTTCAGGACCACCGGGGAATTCTACCTCCACCGCCTTGCGGTACTTGGTAGGCAAGCTATCTACGGCAATGAGAGCCGTGCAGCCGCTTGCGCCACCGCCTCGACGTACCACGTTAATGCGGTTTCTTGTAGCCATCTTTTGGTAATTAGCCGGACTCATAATGCCCGCCTCACAAAGTTCTGGCACAGATATGCAAAGTGTATTGCCGTAATATTCCATAACTATAGCCTTTCTTTATTCTTCACTGGTGAAATAATCCCAGTTTCTACCCATACAGATGCCTACAGAGAGACATACGATGGCAGTAATCAGATACCAAGTAACATTCATAGCTCTATCCTCCTACTTTAACTCTGTTCTTATAACATTCCTTCAGACACAGAACGCATACCTCTTTGGAAAATCTACCCGGACTCAAACCGCTTGCAAGGGTCTGGATCTGATTCATCTCACGTACCATGACATCATCTACAGATACCAATTTCTTGCCATTGTAATGGATGATAGCATTACCGGTCTTCTTGTCAAACTCCAGTATCGCTCCGTTGGTGAAGTACTGTCTGAAGTTTCCCTCATGGTCGAAGAGTAGGGTGTCGTCCTTCTCAGCCACCACGATCTCCACGCCGCCGTTGAGCTTGGCGTACTGGCGTATGCGCTTCGCCTTATCGCTTTCTCCCCGCTTAGGGTCGAAGGTGAGGGCAAGCCATATCGACTGGTCCGACACTTTGAAGGTCTTGCGTATTCCCTCGCGTACCTTCGTACTTACGTCTATTGCTCTTTTCATATTCTAACAATATTATAATCCTTTTCTAATGGTGGAGGAAGGCGGAATCGAACCGCCTTTCTTTCCAAATTTTACCATGCAGTTATCATGCGAGCTTATCCGTGCCTTTAATCCCTGTCGCTCACTCCGTGCGTCCTGCATTCCAACTACCTCCAAGTTACCGGGAAACGTTGCCCGGCTCGTTGTTAATCCTGATTCTTTCTACACTTAGAAAACTAAACTTATGGCAAACATTAAGTATTTTTCGCTCAAAATGCTTATCTTTGCATCGAAATACATGTTTCACTTAAAATATATAAAGATTCACTAGTGTCCACTAAAAACGATTAACAATCGTTGTAAGTGGTTGATATACGACAAAATACGAGCAAAAAATGACTCTATGGGTTAGAAATGACTATCTT